CTATCGAACTGATCTTGTAGCTCTTGCTTGGGGGGCCAGAAGTTGTTCTCTGCGCCAAACAAGATGTCTACATTGAAACCTAAGAACCGCTCCAGTATCTCCTCTGGTGTCTTAACCAAGAAGGTGTCATACCCGTCCATGAACAAGACGACATCATCTTCTGGTAAGTCTAGCAGGGCTTCTCTGACCATCTGTAGTTTAGGCATACCAGCGTGACCCTCCATAGGGTCGTACCAATCAGAGCCTTCTCCAAGGTTAGTCACCTTAGCTCTAAATCTTTCAGCAGATTGCTTTAATGCCCACATCTTACTATCGTCTGTAGCGACAGTAAGGAGGTGTAATGTGTCGGGTTTCATAACTTCGGTATCCTCTATGGTACTAGGTCGGGTTGACCGTGGGATTTGAGTAACAACCTCTTTCGGGTAGAAGTAATTGCTCTTGTCTTTTAGCTTCATGGGAACCCACTCATCAACCGGGATGATCTGGTCCTTAAAGTCTTCTATCAGCAGCTTTGCTGTGTCTGGAGTTATTGCGTAGGCGTGGCAGTTATACCAATAGCCCATATCGTTCCAGCGGTATCCTAACCAAACGCTGTCGTAGTCATTAAGAAGCCAATCTACTTGATCTGGGTTGATCTCATCATAAACAGCGTCCTCCTCAAGGATGATACCGTTTAAACCACTTTTTGCTATCTTCTCCCATACCCGTAAATGGCTCACTGAGCAACCAAACTCACCTATAAGCAATGGTCGCTTATGGATTGGGTCTTCCCACACTGTAGAGGGCTTACAATTAGTCTCAGACACTACTTGAGGCCATGACTTGCCTCTTGCATCGTATGCTGATCCGTATAAGGAGATTTGATAGACTATCATTCAGGCTTATTCGGCCATGTAATGTTGTGTGGAAAGCCAGCTTGATCTGGCACGTTGTTGTCATCACCTCGTATTACACTAACCATATCATTCCACCGTTACGTTAGGGATGGGCTGGATTGCTGTCAGTTCAGCAGGGGTAGTAGCCGCATCAATGGCTGCAAGTGCAGGTGCATCACGGAGAGCTTGCTTATCCGCAATGATCTGTGTTGTGTCAGCACCTGTCTCAAGGGCTTTCATGTAGGCTGTGTCTAGTGCAGCTAGAGGCTCAATACGTGCCTGACGTAGTTTGTCACGCCAAACCTCTTTAGCTTTGTCCATGTTTACGCCGATCACTCCTGTGTCAGAACCTGTTGCTTCCCATGCTTTACGGAAAGTACGTTCCGCTGGGGTTGTGTAGTCTGCGGCGTCATACGTTGTTGCGCCGATTTTGATAAAAGTCTGTGTCATGGGGTTTCCTTACGATAAAATGCATCTGTAGGTTATCTACCTTAATCGTACTCATGCTGCTAACCCCCACGCATTACGGAACTGTCTGTCAGACGGCACATCTTCTGTCTTAACAATCTTAAACATTGGTCTGTTGTACTCCACCGACCAGATGTGACGAGGAATGTCTTTCATGATGAGATACTCAATAGCTTCTTCTTCTGTGAGAGGGCCAATACGGGGTGCTGTCCACTGTGCTGCATGTTTCTCTGGGTCATGCTTAAAGGTGTCGTGGCGACCCTCAGCGATGGCCTGTTGCTCATCGTCCTGCAATGCCCAGTAAACAGAGATAGGTGGCAGGTTGCCCTCCATAGCTTCCTGCATCCAGTTGTCACTAGGGACGAGAACCATAGCAGGTGCGTCTGGCTGATCGGGGTCTTCGAAGATTACACGATATTTGCTCATCGGATCAAACCTGAGTAACCTAATTGCCAGTCATTTTGAGTAGTAGTGTTTGATCCGCAGTAAACCTTCCATGTGGTAGTGGACAAGATCATGCCACCCGCTTGTACGGCAGCCTCAATATTAGTGCTGTAAAGCGCAGCAGTGTTCCAGATCGACCCGTTTGCTGCTGGCAATGCGTTATCCAACGTAAACAGCGGCTCTCCTACGCCCAAGTCGGTAATGCTAGAGACCCCACCATCGGCTGATATGCTAGTCGTCCCTGTCATACTGTAAGTTACCCAAGCCTTAGCTGTTGAAATCCCCGTTACAGTACCTTGCAAGTCAGTAGTACCTGTAACTACAAGGTTCTGAATCTGTGTGCGAGTATTGTTTACCCCAAGACGTTCAGTACCACCAGTTACAACAATCCATTGGTCTGCTGCGTTGAAATTCATATATGTGTCGGTATCACTTTCGTGGGTAATTCGTGTAACGCCGACAATCTCGTTGTCGTTCACATCAAGCGTACCACCTGATATGCTGAACCCATTGCTTACAAAGCTACGCTCCCACGAAGAGATAAACGCCCTAATAGTGGCGTCCTCTCTACGCAAACGCATATCAGGATAGCCGGTATTGCCTACAAAGAAGCCACTCTGATTGTCGTTACCTACATCATTAGTAACAAACTGGAAGGGCCAGGTGCTATCACGTACTTCACGTATTTCAATAGCGTTGTCAGGAAGATTGTTCATGTCCATATTAATGGCATGACTGTTGATCTGTAGGTGTGTAGCTAAAGTAGTAGTATCGCTTGCAACCTCAAGACGTTCAGCGCCGCCTGTAACGACACGCCATTGGTCTCCTGCGTGGAACTGTATGTAGGTATCAGTGTCACCAGTTGAGATAATTTTGTCATCAACGGTAATATCCTGCACATCACTAATGATGTTATTGCCAAGGCTTATGTCGCCTGTAAACGTACCGCCACCGAATGGGTCACCGGATGGGCCTGTAGCTCCAATTTCACCCTTTTGGCCTTTAGCGCCAGTAGCGCCAGCAGCACCTGTAGCTCCAGTAGCCCCAGCAGCACCAGTAGCCCCAGTAGCACCTGTGGCTCCAATTTCACCCTTCTGACCCTTCTGACCCTTAGCCCCAGTAGCCCCTGTAGCGCCATTTGCACCAGCTTCACCCTTTTGTCCTTTAGCGCCAGTAGCACCCGTGGCTCCAGTGGCACCCGTGGCTCCAGTATTACCTTGAGCGCCAACCTCACCCTTTTGACCTTTAGCACCAGTTGGACCAGTAGCACCTGTGGCACCAGTAGAACCAGTAGCTCCAGTAGCGCCAGCAGCACCAGCTTCACCCTTCTGGCCTTTAGCCCCAGCAGCACCAGTAGCCCCTGTAGCTCCAATCTCACCCTTTTGTCCTTTAGCTCCAGTAGCTCCTGTGGCTCCACCCGCTCCGACTTCACCTTTTTGTCCCTTGGCTCCAGTTGCGCCAGTAGCTCCAGTAGAGCCAGTAGCACCTTGGATACCTTGGATGCCTTGAGTACCCTGAGCGCCAACTTCGCCTTTTTGACCAGTAGAACCAGTGGCTCCAGTGGTTCCAGTAGTGCCTTGGATACCTTGCGCCCCGACTTCACCCTTCTGGCCTTTAGCACCAGCGGCTCCAGTAGCGCCAGTTGCACCGACCTCGCCCTTTTGTCCCTTGGCTCCAGTTGCGCCTGTAGCGCCTGTGGCTCCGTTTGTGCCAGCTATACCTTGAGCACCGACTTCACCCTTCTGTCCCTTGGCTCCGGTAGAACCTGTAGCGCCTGTGGCTCCAAGCTCACCTTTCTGGCCCTTAACACCCTGCAATGCAGAAGCGGTAATAGTAGCCTTCTTCCAGCTACCCGCAGAGGTGTCATAGACGGGGATGATGTCGTCAGATGCAGGAGAAGCGTTAGTGGATAGACCTGTGAGGGCAGTGTCAATGTTATCGGCTGTAACGTCAGCACCCGCAGCGACACCATCAAGTTTAGTACCATCAGAGGACACATTACGTCCGTCTACTGTACCTACATTGGTGACGTTGCGGCTATCGTCGATTACTTCTACGCCGTTAATTTTTACTGCCATCTTCGTGTACCCACTATTAGCTTGTTTTTATTGTTCTTAGATAGTTTGGTCAGTTTGAACATCGTTAGTGACAGACAATGTGCCACTTGTGTCTAACCTGAGTTTGTTTGTACCTTGATATGCGAAGTAGAGTGAACCTCCGCTCTCAGTGATAGTCCAGTCTCCAAAGTCTACAGTAGGAACATTGAGTGTCCCTGACATAGTGTCGCCAGCCAGTTGTACATAACGTGTGTCGTGTGTGTGACTGTCGTTTACTACTGTAGCTGTGATGTTAGCATCTGCACCACCGTTAAACACGGCTGTACCTGTAACATCTCCACTTAGGGTAATGTTTCGGTTGTTAGCTAACTGAGTGGCACTAGAGGCGATACCTGTAAGGTTACCAACTACGTTACCGATGACACTGTTAACCTTGATGTCCCCGTAGGAAAAGGAGGCGTGTGAGGTGTCGATAGTACCTGTTGGCTCTGGTGCGTACTCGTCAAAGAACGTCCAGTAGTTAGTAGACACATCGTAGTAAACACCCATGTGGGTATAACCTACACCAGAAGTACCTGTATTGCGGTTAGATGCGATACCACTGTCTACGTTAACAGGGGAAGCTGTTCCAGACCATACGTCATTCAGAGTGTGACCACTTACAGCATTGAACTTAATGCTAATACCGTCCTCTAACAGTTGGTCATCACCAGTAATCTCAATCTCAGCAGACTGTGTAGCAAAATCATCAGTAGACCAGCGGAAGAAGTCATCGTCTTGTGAGTGGCTAAGAGTTGTAATCTTTACCTTGAACGTCTTGTTAGAGCTTGTACCTTCGTAGTGGCCCGTGAGGATAGCATCGTCTAAGCCAGTACCAGTGTGTACTGTGTTGGCTTCGCCAATAGTATCACCAGAGTTGAAGTAGCTAAAAGCACCCGACAAAGCAATGTTGTTACTGCTAGTGATTGTCTGCGTACCGTTAACAACCAAGTCACCATCTATTGTAACATCGGCATCAAAGTGGGAGTTACCGTCTACACGCAGAGTCTGAAAGGTCTCGTGGGATATATTAACGTATATACAGCCCCCAATAGCGGCACTAATCAAACACACGCCAACTTCTGTTGGGTAGTAAGGGTAGCTTGGAGATGCAGTAACTGTACCACCACCAACCGCAACGTGTACGGGAGCGCCGACTGTCAAATGAGAAGTATCAACGTCTGCTATCAAACCTCGTACAGTCACATAACCAATAGTGTTGTTCTCTATGTCGTGAGTTGAAAGGCCAACAGCTTGAGCCTCTTCTGGTGTACTGTCAGCCCTAGCGACAGAAACGGTAGGGGTGGCACCAGATTCACCAGTTAGGTAAACTGGAGTACCGTTAGAGATAGTAGCTCCAGTGTCGTTATATACACGAATGTAATCTACCTGACCGATCTGAAGTGTAATGTCACTCTCGTCGTTGTAAAACGCTAAAGCACCGAAGGCTTTGTCGTAGAATAGACGACCTTCTTCATAAGCAGGTTTGTTTGCAACAGTAGTCTTTAACTCAACACACTTCTCGAAGATGTTACCGATATGAAAACCGTTCTCATCAACATAAGATGCTTTAGACGCTGGTTGAGTTACAAATACCTGCTTCTCTCCAGCAGACCAGTCTACTGCACTACCGCCATTGGAGGACGACAGGATGGTTGTACGAGCCAAAGTGGTTCCAGAGGCAGTGTACGTCCCAATACCTACTTCCCAGTCGCCAGCTGCGTTAGTGGCGGTGTAATAGGTAATGTTGCCATCCCCAATAGCGGAAAACGCTTGGAAACCATCTTCGGCACCTGCCAGAGTGTAAGTTCCCGTACCTGTAGTTGTGGTAGTTTCCTTTACACGATCTTTTAAAACAAGTGCCATAGTCTATTCCTTACGATGGATCAGGGATGCCGATGTCAAATGTGGCAAGAGTAAATGTGTTGCCTGATGTAACCGACTGAGAGGCTGTCAGAGCCGCTGTAGCCAGCAAACGAGAGTTTACTGTGTCTACGAGAGCGTAGTGAGTAACTGTACCAGTACCTGTAATTGTACCATCGTCGATAGCTGTTACAGACACCTTACGTCCACCGCCTACACGATCACCGGGAGCGCCGATGGAAAGTGAGGAGGAAGAACCAAGACTGTAAGTAGAGGTTGCTTCGGTGTAGTCAGTAGCCTCAGCGGAGGTTACATGCACTGCGTTTGCTTCCAAGTCGAGGACTGAAAGCCCTTCGTCGAAAACGCGATCATTAAGAAATGCCATTAGTTAGTTTCCTGTTCTTCTTCAAGAGTTGTTTCTGTAGCCCCATCAGGGTCATAGTTAAGTTCAGCAATGTCCATGAGGTTTTGAATGACCTCTGGGTGATTACTGACGTTAATATCTGCGCCATTAAGATTACGCAGGAACCCTGCAATCTCACGAAGATCATGCGGAGCAACATCACCAGCCTTGATGGTTGGCATCAGTGAATAGTCCAGACCGTTCAACTCCCATAGGCGTTCAACCAGCTGCTTGTTAAGTACGTCAACGATCTGTTGGACGTAGCTCTCAAGCGCACGGAGGAACAGGTCTGTCTTGCTCTTAGACAAGGCGTAAGAACCACCCTGACTGCCGAGCATTAGGAACTCAGACAAGACGCTCCGAGCAATGTCGTGCTGATAGCGACGAACAATGGGGTCAATGTCGATGTTCCTAGAACCACTAGAAGACATAAGCTCAACTTCAACCAACTTGATGTTAGTTGGGCTACCATCCTTATCAGGGTAGGTGTCCGATGGAGTAATGATATACCCCTGTTCGTTGAACTTAACGTCACGAAGGATTTGCTCTAGGTTATGCCTAAAGGCAGCTTGTGAGGGTGTGGCATCAGCTGAAAGGTACTCCGAAGGAATACGGGCAACTGGGATACCAGCAAGCTCACGCTCTACTGCAATCGCTTCGATAGCTTGTAAGTTGTTTAGGTACTGATAAGACGTATAAGCATTGCGGAGGATACTACGACCGCTGGGATCGCCGTTAATAGAAGTAGTACGGTAATATAAGCTCTTACGGACTGGGATATAGTGCTTGCTAACACCGTATCCAGTATCTTGGTACATCCCGAGAACATCGCCAGTCTTCCTATCTACATCAAACCTAGAAACTGTCCAAGGCGCGCGCATTGCGATCTTACGAACACCCATACGACCGTCAGTGTACTTAGAACGCTTCTTGTCACTCGTTTGAGTAGGTCCGACACGCCGCTTATATACAACCTCAAACCAAGCGAAGCCGTAAGATAAACAGGATAAAGCCTCAGCCACATGGTCATCAAGGGAATGGTCCATATCTTCAAGAACACTCTGTACATAGTCTGCTTCCCGTTTCGCCGCTTCTGTATTGTTAGCTGGGGACACCTTTAGGTCAACGTCACGAAGTACTTGCTCAGTAGCATACATGACAGCACCAATAGTGCTATCGTTGTCTCGCATCTCACGGTACTTGCTGATAGCTTTCTTACCACGAAGTTCTGAGAGAAACTCGTCTGAACGGATTTGACCGTTATATGTGTTGTCACCAGCGACACCTAAGACGCCAGTAGCTTCCGTTTGAGAGAGTTTCTTCGCCATTTTACTTCAAGCCTTTAGCATTTGAGTATGCCAGCACTAGCTGTGGTTTTGCATACCCATTGAGTGAGAGGTCCGTTATAGCCCATACCATAGCATCAAGACGGTCTGGTGAGCCTGTGGACCCTAAAGGTTCCCACTGTACCATCTGATCCTCTAAGTCGTTAAGTCCTTTGATGTGCTTGACCTTACCCTGTTCATATAGAGCGGATACAGGTTCAGCCCGTGCCATCTTACCTCTACTAGCGTGTACAAGTTTGACTGGAACGGTTTCATCTTCGGTGTGCAGAGTATGTCGGACCATATCACCACCTTGGTTCTTCTCCGCTACAATGCGGTCAGCCATGTGTTTGTGATATAGCTCAATGGCCTTAGCGGCCCACTGTTGAGGTGTGTAGCGATCAGTATGATCTTCTAGTACATAGGCAATGCCATTTACATCAATGCCAGCGACAATCATACCTGTCATGTCACTTTCAGCATTGGAGCTAATAGCAGGGTCAATAGAAACAATGATACGGCTAAGTTGAGGCACATCATCTTTGTCTATCTCGCACTTGTGTAGCAGCTGCCTATTCCAAAGCGCACCTGACGCTTCATCTAATATCTCTGCGTAGAGTTCTTGTCTACCAAGGCGTGTGCCTTCGTATGTCTTCTTTACTGCATCAAGGAATGAACCCGCTAGGTTAGCAGAGTTGTCAAACGTAGAACCCTTACTGACAAGAGTGTTCTCATCAGCAATGATGCCACGAAGCAGCTTAGTTGTTTTGGGGGTTGTTGTTACGAAGACTTGTGGCTTACGTCCTAGACGTAGACCTAACATCATCATGTCCCAAGTCTCTTGTGCGTTACGCCAAGCACACAGTTCGTCAGTCCAAGCACTAAATGCCTGTGGACCACGAAGTCGCTCAGGGTCTTCTGCCGAGAAGAAAACAGCCTTAGCTCCATTCTCCCAAGTGAGTGTATTGTTTGTTGGTGACCATACGGGAAAGCCTAGAGCCTTGCCTCGATATGTCTTATCACCCTTCCAGCAGACATTAAGAAGTCCACTGTCGCCTTCGACCATAACTCGTCTTACATCACCCTTAGTGGGAGCGACACAATGAACGATCCTATCGCCTTTCTTGATACGATGACGTACCCATTCAGCACCAGCTCTAGTCTTACCCCATCCACGACCAGCAAGTGCTAACCATATTGACCAGTCACCTTTCGGCTCTAACTGATCGGGTCTAGCCCAGAACTCCCAGTTGTACTTTAGCTCTTCTGCTTTAGCAGGTCCAAGGTCTCTGAGTATCTTAGCTACTTCACTGTCGGGTAGAGAGCGAAGATCGTCAGCAGTTACAGTCGCCTTCGCAATCGCAGGTTTTACTTTCATCGGGGTTCTTTCCTAGAAGGCTCATCAGACTGTCAATAGCACTCTCGTCTAAGTCTGGGTCTTCCGTTTGTTCCACTTCATTGAGTGTACT